GTTCGGCTGGTTTGCCTGATCTGGCTGCGATGCCGTTGCCGACTGCGTAGCCGAGGATTGTGCCGATCATGCCTGTGCCGGTGGCGTTGTCGATGGCGTCTAGGGCTAGTAAGACGGTTAGGCAGACTAGGCCGACTAGGGCTATGAACGCTTTAGGTGGGTTGGTCAGCGTCATTGGTGGCTCCTAGTGGTGGGGTGGCGGGGCGGGCGAGGTATTCGGCGTATTCGTCGTCGGTCATTTCACGCACTAGGTCGTCAATTTGGATTAGTGGGCGGGTTGGTTCGTCAGTCATGGTTTAGTTCCTGTATCCGTAAACGCGAATAGTTCCACCTGTCAATGTTCCGCTAGCGGGAAAAATACTAAATCCTGTGTATGAAGTAGCAAGATTGTGGCGACCCTGAGCCCAACCAACACCACCGGCCCAAAATTCCGCTAAGTATCTAGTAGGTTGCGCTAAAAACGGTTTTAACAAATCCACATATACGACATTGCCACCGCTGTTTCCTTGACCGCTCCATGCAAAACTTGTGGAAGTTGTGCTTGCGACAGATGCTGACGCAGCACCAAAACTGGCGTAAAACAAAACGGTGTCGTAATCAGAACCTGTCGCACCATTTAATTGTAAATTCATGTCAATAGCTGCAACGCTCGACACGCCGTCTGTGTATGTAATTTTGTAATTGTCGTAGTCTGCGCTAAAGGCACCAGTGACCGTCACGCTAGACACACCAGATCCGACCGCCTGAGACTTGACCAGCCACAAACCGACAGCGTTCATCTGCGCAGCTGTCAAAACCTGACCGGTTGTAAACACTGGGGGTGTAGTCATAAATAATCCTTACCAAGAGAGCTTGTTAGTGTCAAGGATTCCAAACTGAGCAGAATCCAAAATCAAATAAGGCGTCAAATCAGACGCAGTAACGTAATAAGTGTAAACAGTTGACGCCGGCGACGCTGTGATAGAACAACCTAAAATGGTTACAAAGAACTCAGATCCGCGGAACACGATTGATGTTTTAGCCCCAATCAAGCCCCACCAGAAAGTGCCTAACTCAAGGTTCATGGTGTTTTGGGCTTCTGCTTTGCAGCTGATTTCTGAAATGCCAAATAGCGGTTCCGAATAGATGCCTAGGTAGTAGTTAGCCAGGTCGGTCGCTTGGGCTGTTGAAACGTTAAACGTTGACAGGCGTAGCGTTCGATATGGCTCTACACCGTCGTTTACAACAACTGTGCCGACACTGTTGGTGTTCACTTCGACCTGTGTGTAGTAGTCCGCTGCAAGCGAATCAAAACGAATGTTGTCGTACACCTGGTTAGTTGAGTTGTTGGTGGTGTCACTAAATTTGACGGTCAAATTGGCGTTGTAATCTTTTGGCCGTATGTCGATGCCGTTTACGCTGCCGCCGTCAATAATTGACGCGCCAATAGAAGCTGCAAAAGTGTTAGCCCACTCAGCCCACGAACCGCTAACGGTCGAAGCAGCCAAAATTGGTGCTGGATTGTAAGTGTTTTCCCAGTCGAATTGCACACCAGACTCAGCGTCTGCGTCGTCAATCTGCAGATCCGCATAGTCGCTTGCAACGACGTAATCGTTGCCTTGTAAACGGCCGGCGTAGGCTAGTGCGCCTTCAGCGTTAATTGTGAGATAGTCAGCGACACCAACGTTTGACTGGTATGGGATGCCGTAGTTGACAACAACGTCTGCGATTGTTCCGTACCAGGTGTCTGGGTAGATAGGGTCTGCCCCTACTCGTTTGACGCGAATAAATGAGCCGACTACCAGCGCTGTGATTGGTGATGCAAACCCGTTTGGGTATCTCATTGTGAGCGAGGCGGTTGAGGGCTGGAATGTGTCTTGCAGTGTTTGTCGACCGATAGTAATTGACAAGCTTTGCACGTTGCTTAACGCTGTCCACGTGGACGCGTCGGTTGAGTATTCAACTGTGTAACTGGCAAGGCTCACGACGCTACTCGAATGGGAACCGCACCGTTTTGGCGCATATACGTGCGTAAAGCCGCCACGACTGCGTTGGGGTCACCGCCGTTTACATGAATGTTTACATTGGTGTCACCGCCGCCCATCATGTTGCCTAGTTTGCTAAGTGGGATGACAGCTTCTGATTCGCCGCCTTCGCCGATCATGGCAAGGGTTGGTGCGGTAACAATGCCGCCACTGGCTAGCGCTGTGATGCGTGACGCTGATAAGCCTTCTGTCATGTCTTTGTCGCCTAGGCGGCCGATGGTGATTGAGCCGAGGGTGGGGATGTCTTTGCCTGGCTTGACAAGGTTGATGCCTTTTATGACGGTGTTGATTACTTTTATCCAGGCGTTGACCATGAACTCGAAGTATGACGCAATGCCGTTTACAACGCTTCGGACAATGTTGCGAAATGTTTCAAATTTGTTGTAGGCCGCCACAATGCCGACGACGAGTGCTGCGATGCCGGCTGCGATGGCTGAGAACGGGTTGATTGCCATGGCGGCGTTTACAAGCAAAATAGAAGCTGCGATTGCGCCGATGGCTAATGCAATCATTTTGAACGTTTGTGGGTTTTTAGCAGCCCAGTCAGCGAACTTTTGCAGGTACGGCAACGCGGCCTGCACGACAGGAATAAGTGCTGCACCGATGGACTCTTTGGTTTCGTCCATTGACACTTTTAGACGGTTAAATTGACCGGCTGTGGTGTTGGCTGCTTCGGTGGCCGCACCGCCTGTGGTTTTAGCCAGTTTCGCCATGACTTCTTCAAATGACGCGCCGTCTTTGATTAGTTCACGGTATTCAGGTGCTAGGCGCTGGAGTGCGGTCATGTTCCCGCCGTACGCCTTTTCTAACGCCCCTACAACGGCTTCTAACGGCTTTCCAGTGGCGGCGCTGATGTCCATAGCCTGCGCTGCTAATTTCTGCGCTCCTGTCACCGACCCTGTTGCTTTGGCTAGACGACCGAGCGCTGGACGTAGTTGATCGTCGGTAACACCAAGTAGTCGACCCTGCTCAGAAATCCAGTCCTCATTAGCGGCAATCTGGGCGTCAGTTGCCTTAGTGGTTTTACGCAAGTTGTTTGCTAGTAGGTCTTGCGCTGCGGCGTCCTCGATAGCGCCTTTTGTGGCGTCAAACAATGCGGCACCGACACCGGCTAACGCGGCAGCTGCAGGTACAGCCGCTTTCTTAATAGCAAACTGCGCTTTAGCGCCAGCGCCTTCTAGTTGTTTAAATTCTTGACGTGCTTTGGCAATGCCAGAACCGTTGAACTCAGTAATGATGGGAATACTGATAGCCATCAGCGAGTCTCCTTGTTTACACGGTCAACAATTGCTAACACCGCTTTTTCCATCTCGCCTGTGACCTCATCTGACCGCTTAAAAAGTGATGGCCCAAGAATTCGAGTGTGGTTAGGTTTTAACGGCCCAAGCGCATCGCCCAAAGTGTTAGCGGTGGCGCGACCAGCAGACTCAAAAATTGCTGTGCCGGCGTCGCGTTGCTCCAACAGGATGACACTGGTTTTGCGACGGTCACCTTCGACCTTGACCTTCAAACCGCGTACGGCTTTGCGTGGATCATAAGGGAATAGTTTGCGGCCTTTTGACTGCCAGTTACGAGCCATGCCCGACAACGGCACACCGAGCTGCACGTAGCGTTGCTGTGCTTCCTCGATAGCGGGCTGGGCTATACGTGTGGCGTCAGCAGTGAATTGTTTACGCAGACCGGGCTCAATTTTGTTGAGGGCGCGCACAGCTTCTTTAGCACCAAGTATTTCGGTTCTAACGCTTGCGGGCACGGTTTGCTTCTTTCGCTTGGTCTTTCAACACGTCAATCACTGTTGCCAGATCTTGACTATCAAATGGTATGTCATGAGGCCAGTACCCGGTGACCACTAGCACTTCTGCTAGTTGCCTTGAGTAGCTGCCTCGACGGAAGGGTTTGCGGGTTCCTCGTTAACAATGTCAATGTTGTCAAGTTTTTTCAGGTAGTCATCAAACGATAACGGCACTGGGATTGACGACTGTTTACATGACTCGTAAGCGAGGAAAGCCAGGTGCTCAAGGGCGATACCTTGTGCTAAATCTGAGGCTTTTATTTTGAACTTGCGTTCCATCGCAACCACCGTGAACAAGTTGGTGGTTACCTCGTATTCTTGGCCATCGTTTTGTTGGACGTGCATTGTTATTTTCATAGTTTCTCCCTATGCGTTGAGGTTGGTTGTTTACGCGATGTCGCGAGCCCAGGTACCACCAACAAATGTCAAGTCGACGGTGGCTAATTCGCCGACCGTTGAGTTGATGACTGGTGCGTTGGCAAGCATTGCACCGGTGATGGTGTACTCAGGGTTGGTGGCTGACTCTGTAGTGCCAGAAGGGCTGATAACCAAATCAGTTGACCCTTGACCAACAGCAGCTGCAAGCATTGCTTCAACTTCGCCTGTGCCGTAGCTCAAGAACAAAGTCATGGTGACTTCAACTGATTGAAGGCCGCCAACAAACTTGTGGCCAGTGTCGCCGAAAGCGGTTGACTCAAGTTCGTCGTTGCCGATGGTCAATGTTAACGAGGTGCACTGATCTGACACGTCGTAGGTGGTTGCACCTTGGGTGATGTTTACGGTTGCGTTTCCGAGGAAAGTTGTTGTTGCCATGATGGCTCCTTTAGTTGCGTTTCACGGCCACACGAACTGTGAGGTCGTAGGTTGGAAGGTCTTGCCCACCGACCGACACCGAACCCGGTGACAAATCAGTGACGGCAATCGCCGAGTTCATTATTTGATCAGCGATGGTCATGAGATAGTCGCCAGCGTCTTGGTTACCTGGGGGAGGAGCCAAAACGCGGCAACGCAGGGTGATGTCACCCACGTTGTATGTAAACGCCGACACGGTCGGCAACTCGATAAACACAGACAACGGTCGAGCGTTACGAGGGTCAGTCACAGGCTTCAAGCCGAGCCCAGTCAACGCTGTTTTAACTGCGTTAACAGCCTCCACGAGGATGCCAGACGCGGCCACTACGCAACCTGAG